CAAAGCGAATTCCCTTGCCGAGCGAACAGGGAATTAATTCGGCCTAACAGGGAGGCCTATCGGCCGATCAGGAAACCACCAGAAGGTTCTCTGCGCTAAATTGACAATTATGTAATTGACAATTGCGATTTTGTTCCGATAGCATGCTTCGATCATGGCTCACAACATCAGAAAACGCGCACCGGCCTCCGGCACGCCGCTCGCGGTCGTCTGGCGACGGATCGAGGCGTTGCGCCCCGACCCGGCGAACCCCCGGTCGCACAACCCCAAGCAGATCCGCCAGCTGACGCGCAGCATCGGCGCTTTTGGCTTCAATGTCCCGATCCTCGTCGACCGGACGTTGCGGATCATCGCTGGCCACGGCCGGCTGCTTGCCGCGCAGGAGCTCGGCTGGCGCGAGGTGCCGACGATCCTCCTCGACCATCTGAGCGAGGTCGAGGCCCGCGCCTTTATGATCGCCGACAACCGCGTCGCCGAGAGTGCCGCGTGGAACAACACATTGCTGATCGAGCAGCTCGAGGAGATTTCGCTCGACCCCTCGAAGCTCGCGATCGAGGCCACTGGGTTCGAGCTGAGCGAGATCGACTTGTTGACCGGCGGCGGCGCTCCCGGCGGTACCAAGCGGAGCCGTCGACCGACCCCGCGGACGGCAGCGGCGCCAACCGTCACAAGGGTCGGCGAGTGGTGGCTGCTCGGCCGGCACCGCGTCGGCTGCGGCAACCTCACCGATGCCGTCGACGCGATGCTGGCCGGCGAGAAGGAAGGGAATGTCGTCGTAGTGCTGGCTGGCAACCCGGCCACGGTGGACACGATCATCCGCCGCTGGCAGGCGCGGACCGGCGACACTGCACACCATGCCGCGAGTGGCCGCGGCTTCGGGGAGGGTGCGAGCGGGACCCCCGATGCCGGATGACGAAAACTCCGGCTACAAGGTCGGCTACAAGAAGCCGCCGTTGCACACCCGCTTTCAGAAGGGCCAGTCGGGCAACCCGAGCGGGTGGCGACCCAAGGGCTCGAAGAACTTTTCGACCCTGCTCGCCGAGGCATTGAACGAGCCGGTCGTCGTCACCGAGGACGGAAGACGGCGCAAAATCTCAAAGCGCGAGCTCGGTGTGCGGCAGCTCGCCAACAAATTCGCGATGGCCGAGGCGCAGGCGACCAAGATGCTGCTCGGCCTGATGCTTGAACGCGAACGGCTCGCTGCCGCGGCGCCACCGGCCGAGCAGCCGTCCTTTGGTGCAGCTGACGAGAAGGTCATCGCGAACCTGCTCAAGCGGCTGCGCTCCAAGGAATGAGCGCGCGGTCTGCCGGTCTCGATCTCGCCGAATACGAGGCCTTGCTGCGGGCCGATTTCGCCGGATTTGCCGAGCGCGCATTTCACGAGCTCTACCCGCAGACCGATTTTCTAGCGAACTGGCATCACCGTGTCATCGCCGCCAAGCTGACAGCGGTCTTTGAAGGCAGGATCCGCCGACTGATCATCAATGAGCCGCCGCGCCACCTGAAGTCGCATTATGCCTCGGTCACGTTTCCGGCGTGGTGCCTCGGCCACCGCCCGAGCCTGCAGTTCCTTTGCGTCAGCTATGCCCAGGATCTCGCCGACAAGCTCGCGCGCGATTGCCGGCGCGTGATCGCGAGCGACTGGTACCAGCAGCTCTTTCCGACGCGCCTCGCGCCACGGCATCAGGCGGTGGCCGAGTTCGAAACCACCCGACGGGGTTGCCGGCTCGCCACCTCGGTCGGCGGTGTGCTGACCGGGCGGGGTGCCGACATCATCATCATCGACGACCCGCTGAAGCCCGAAGAGGCCCTGTCGCAAGCCCAACGGCGGGCGGCCAACGAGTGGTTCGACCACACCCTCTACTCTCGCCTGAACGACAAAGAGAACGGGGCGATCATCCTGATCATGCACCGGCTGCACGAGGACGATCTCGTCGGCCACGTGCTGGCGCAGGAAGATTGGGAGGTCGTGCGCCTTCCGGCGATCGCCGAAGAGGACGAGACCCACCGCATCGACACTCTGGCGGGGCCGCGAATCTTCACCCGGCGGCAGGGCGAGGCGCTGCACCCGGCGCGCGAAGCGCTGGCGATGCTCGAGCAGATCCGCAAGACGATCGGCGAATACAATTTCGCCGGCCAATACCAGCAGGCCCCGGCGCCATTGGGCGGCGGCCTCGTCAAGGCAGCCTGGTTCCGGTATTACAAGCCGGACGAATTGCCGGCGAAATTCGATCGCATCGTGCAGAGCTGAGACACAGCCAGCAAGGCGACCGAGCTCAGCGATTTCAGTATCTGCTCGAGCTGGGGGATATTGGGCAGAGACCTCTATTTGCTCGATGTATTGCGCCGGCGCATGGAATATCCCGAACTCAAGCGCGCGGTGCGCGAGCAATACGAGCGGTTCGGCCCCAGTGTCGTATTGATCGAAGAAAAAGCTTCGGGCACCCAGCTGATCCAGGAGCTGATCGCCGAGGGCCTCTATGCCGTCACCCGCTATCAGCCACAATCGGACAAGGTCATGCGCATGCACGCGCAGACCGCGATGATCGAGAACGGCTTTGTCTACCTGGCGAGTGCGGCATCGTGGCTCGCCCAATACCTGCACGAGCTGACGACATTTCCCAATGGCCGGCATGACGACCAGGTCGACTCGACCGCACAAATGCTCGACTGGTTCAAGCGCGGCACCGGCAAGCCAACGGACGGCATCTGGCACTATTACAAGGAGCTCGCCCAGCAGGCGCGCGCTTCGTCCCCGCGGCCCGAACCGTTATCGGCAATGGCGAGGAGGGCCGGCATCCTCCGTTCATTGTGACGATGCGACCCGACCCGACGGCCCGGTCGAGATTTTGGGACCGGATGCCGTGCATTGCACTGCGATGGAGGTCTGCAACGCATACATACCGGTCTTTCGCCGAGATGCACACCGACGACGAGCGCGCGCCGATAGCGGACCCTTACTGGCGCCCGGCGCCGCCGAATGGGAGTGAGGGGTGTAGCGTCTTGCTGCGACACCGTTGAGACGCGAAGGTGGTGACCAGACTGGCAAACTGATGGTCTCAAGGAGGAGTCATGAGCCTCTCAGCCTCGGCCGCGGCCATCCCCGCTCGGCGCGAGCCGGAACTGCTTGGCCAGACCGTGGTCGTGATTGGCGGTAGCGCCGGCATAGGGCTTGAAACCGCTCGGCGAGCCCGCTCCGAAGGCGCCGGCATCATCCTCACCGGACGAAATCGCGACCGCCTGGAGCAAGCCGCGCGCGAACTCGGTACCGAGCGCAGCAGGATCCACGGCTGCCAGCGCGATCCGTGAGCCGCCCCCTGCAATGTCAAGTGCCAGCGCAGCTGGCACGCCCTTGGCCTTTGGACATGGCGGCCATCCCGCCTTCCCGCCCCGAATGCACAACGCAACTCGCCTTCAGGAAAGTCGCCGCCGCGTTCGGTCACGCAACCTTTACCGATGATGCAGCACTCGTCCGAGGCCTCGGAAAGGCGAGGTAGAGCGAAATTGCACCATCGGCCGCAATGCCTGCGACGATGTAGAGACCTAAATCGAGCCGTCCTTGACTGGCCTTGATCGTTCCGAGAAGGCTCGAGGCGAATACTGCGCCCAGAGCGCCGAGGCAGTTGATGAGGCCAATTCCCGCGGCAGCGGCCTCGCGTTTCGAAATAGCCCGGAGGTATCGACCAAAAGATCGACCAGAATGACCAATGCCCCACGGCTATGGCCGCCATGCACGCGACTGCGGTTAAAGGGTCGTGTGATGCAGCCGGGAGTATGATTAGGGCGATTACCGTAAGGATTTGGGTGGTTATCGCATGCCAGAGGCGCTCTCCCCTCGCATCAGAGTGCCGGGCGGCCAGGTACATGCCAATTGCCCCGATGATGAGCGGTATTGCACCATAGAGACCGATGATTCTGACATCCGTCAGACCCGCGTCCTTTAGGAGCGTCGGACCCCAGTAGCCGATCGGGTTGGCGACGCAATACTGAGAGAACACCGCGAACGCAAAGAGGTACGTGCGGAAATCCTTGAAGACGGCAAGCAGCCCATCGTGCGAATGGGGCGTGAGGCGCTTCTCCTGCTCGACCGAGCGAGTAATGGCCTCCCGCTCTTCAGATGAGAGCCAACGGGCATCTTTGGGCCTATCGGTTAGATAGAAGAGTACGACGATGCC